CCGTCATTTCGAGCGAAAAATCTGGCATTCGGGGACTCTTGCGCGCGGGCGCAAGGCGTGCTAGGCTGGTCTCGCCGCCGGGCGCAGGCCCACGACGAACCTCGAAGCTAGAACCCATGGGGCAGTGCCGGGCGGTACGTGTCGAGGTCCGACTGACCTCAGATGAGCCGCACCGCTCACAAATCGGGGCGCGCGCCCCCAACCGACCGTTTCACCCTGAGGAGCCGACGATGAGCCGCAAAGCCGGTCAGAGCGTGAGCGACGCCCGTCTGCCGCGTGGGCTCCGGCTCGTGGACGACTCCGTGCCGGAGAAGGCCACGATGCACACTGCGGCCGCGCTTCCGCGAGGCGCTGCCCGGCTGGAGCCGCCCTCGACGCTGCGGGCGGACCTGCACCCCCTGTGGGACGAGATCACGGGCTCACTCCACGCGAGCGGCCTCCTTGCCGCGGCGGACACCACGATGGTGTCACTCCTCGTGCAGGAGCTGGAGCTCTACACAATCGCGGTCGGCACCGCACGCGCTGAGGGTGTGATTCTCTACAGCGAGAAGGGCACGCCTGTCGCCAACCCAGCTTTCTCGATCGCATCGACGCACGCCCGCGTCATCGAGGGGCTGTGCAAGACGATGGGCTTGACGTTCGTGGCCCGTGCTGCGATGGATGCGCCGGAGTCTGTGAAGGCGAAGGCTGGCAACCCGTTCGCCGTCTAGCCTGAGCCTATGCCGGCCGTTACAACTTCAGACCGCGCTCGCGCCCATGGCCTCTCGCCGGAGGTCCGCTGGTACTGCGAGAGCCGCGGCTACAGGATCCCCGAGTGGACGAAGCCCCTGTGGCGCACGCCCGAGCCCGGCGAGGAGCAGGGCGCCCGCTTCGACCCCGCTCGCGTTGACCGCGTGATCGCCGCGCTGCGGGCGCTGCGGCACACGCAGGGCGAGTGGGCTGGCAAGCCGCTGGAGCCGTCCCCGTGGCAGGTGGCCTACGTCCTGGCGCCCATCTTCGGGTGGGTGGTCGAGGACGCCGACGGTAAGACAGTCCGTTGGTACCGCGACGCCTGGGTCGAGGTCCCCCGCAAGAACGGCAAGACGACCCTGAGCGCCGCAATCATGGTCTACCTGGCCTTCGCAGACGGCGAGGGTGGCGCGCAGGTTCTCCTCGCCGCCGGTTCGAAGGACCAGGCCCGGCTCGCTTACGACCCGATCGCGCTCGCGGTCGGTGCGTCACCGCAGATGGCGGACGCCGGCGTGCGCGCCTGGAAGTCGAAGATCATCCGCGCGGCCGACGGCGCGGTCATCAAGCCTGTCGCGAGCGTAGGCGACACACTCCAGGGGACGAACCCGCACGGCTACCTGGCCGATGAGATGCACGTCCACAAGGATCTCGACCTCATTCAGTCGCTCGAGACCGGCACCGGCGCTCGCCGTCAGCCGCTCGGCTTCGTCATCACTACGGCGGACGCTGGCGGCACCATGACGCCGTACGCGGTCCGCCGATCGAGGGCAGAGAGCGACTGCCGGGGTGAGCCGTCTAGGCGCTACGTGGTGATCTTCGCCGCACCGAGGGGTGCCGACCCGTTCGATGAGGAGACGTGGAAACGGGCGAACCCCGGCTATGGCGTCTCACCCACGCGCGAGTCGATGCGCGCTGCGGCCGAGGAGGCCAAGACCGGCCCCGAGGAGCGGGCCGCATTCGAGCGTCTAAGGCTCAACAGGCGCCTGAAGCAGTCGGCCCGGTACATCGACCTACCCAAGTGGGACAGAAGCGCCCCTACGCCCTTCAGGACGCTCCAGGACCTCGCAGGGCGCCCGGTCGTGGGCGGCCTGGACCTCGCCAGCGTCTCGGACCTCGCGGCGCTGTGCTGGCTCACCCCGCGGCAGCCAGGCGACCCTAAGGGGACCCCGCTGTGGTCGGCTGTGTGGCGCACCTGGACCCCGGAGGAGAACCTCAGGGCACTGGACAAGCGCACGCTTGGTGCCGCATCAAGGTGGGTGGAGCAGGGCCTGCTAGAGCTCACGCCCGGTGACGTCCTGGACTACGACGTCGTGCAGCGCCGCATCGAGGAGGACGACCGCGAGATGCGCGTCGAGGCGATCGGCTTCGACCCGTGGTCGGCCACCCAGCTCTCGACGTCGCTCTACGGCCAGGGCCTGCCCATGGTCAAGGTCCGGCAGGGCTACGCGTCGATGAGCGCCCCGCTGAAGCGGATGAAGGCGCTGGTCTACATGCGGGACCTAGGCCACGACAACCCGATCGCCGACTGGTGCGTCGACAACCTCGCCGTGGCGCGCGACCCATCCGGAAATGTGAAGCCCGACAAGGCGAAGTCCGGAGAGAAGATCGACCTCGTGGCTGCGCTGGTGACGGCGATGAGCCAGGCGATGATCTTCGACGCCGAGAAGGAGGCCCAGGAGGCCAGCGAGGAGCATGGCGCCGGCTTCCTGGTGTGAGTCACCGTAGGATTGACCCATGACACCAACCCGCATGACCGTAGCGCTGACTGATGACACTCAGTTGTCAGTCAGAATCCGACCGATAAGTCTCATTTTGTGGCGCGTTAAGCGCGTGCTCCGGTTGGAGGCTGAGCTGGATGGGGAGGCGCTGACCATGTGGGTGCCTTGGAGGAGCGTGCTGGCAATCGCCATCGCGCCGGAGGAGGAGAACGACTGATGGCGTTGACGGCGAGAGGCGGGGCGCTTACCCGCCTGACCGTCGCGGACCCCCCGATCACGCTCCGAAGCGTGCGGGGGCGCTCCGCGATGGCCGGGGCCACTACTGGCGTGAGCATCCGCAGCGTGTGGGAGTCGCAGCCGAGCGTGCGCAAGGTCGTAACGTTCATGGCGAGCACGGTCGCTGCACTCCCGTGGCGTGTCTACCGCGCTGAGGACGGCGGCCGGGAGCGGCTTTACGACTCACCGGCTGAACTTCTTGTGCGCAGGCCCACACGGTTCACATCTTCTGCAGACCTTGTGACAGGTCTCGCTCTCGACTGGCTGCTGTACGGCTCAGCCTGCGCGGTGCTGGTCAACGAGGAGATCGTCCGCGTCCCCGCCTCGCTGCTCATGCTCAGCACGGATGTTTTCGGCCGGGTGAACGACGTAGCCACCGTCGCCGGCGGGGAAACCATCAGCTTGTCAGACCTCCCTGTGGCGCTCATGCACGGCTGGGACCCGGACGGCACGGGAGCCGTGGCGCCGGTGCGCACGCTGCGATCCCTGCTGTCCGAGCTCAGTGAAGCCGAGGGGTGGCGCCGCCGCATGTGGACCGACGTCCCGCGCGTGGCCGCTCAGGTGACCCGCCCCAAGGACGCGCCGCGTTGGTCTGACGAGAAGCGCGAGCGCTTCCTCCAGGCCATGGCCGACTTCAAGTCCTCGACGTCGGGCGGCTCCATCCCGGTGATGGAGGATGGTATGAGGCTGGAGAGCGCGCCACAGGTGCAGCCGGACCTCTCCAGCGCGTCGAGCGTCCGCACCCTGACCGACATCGAGGTCGCCGGCTACTTCGGAGTCCCGCCGGAGCTGCTGGGCATGCGCGAGGCCAACTACGGCGGGTACGCCGCCCTGAGACGGGACCTGTACACCCGCGTGCTAGGGCCGCTCATCGGCCGCATCGAGGACGCGCTGAACGCCGAGATCGTCCCTGCACTCGCCGGTGGCGACACCTCCGTCTACGGCGTGCTCGACCGCACCGAGGCTCAGGACGGCACGCTGCTCGAGCGCGTTCAGGCACTCCAGTCCGCCACCGGCGGCCCCGTGATGACCCGCGCCGAGGCGCGTGAGCGCCTAGACCTGCCGTATCTGGAGGGCACGGAGGAGCTCATCGTCCCGCTGAACGTGATCCAGGGCGGGCAGGCGAGCCCCACAGACTCTGGCTCGCAGAACCTCGATGGGTCGGACACGAACCAGCTCGACCATCGCCAGCAGGACGAGGCAGCCGAGGAGGGGAAGTCTCAGGCCCCAAAAGCCCGAATGGTCTTGAAGGCCGTAACTTCAAGACCGTCGCCTTCGATTCTGGAGCGGATGCGCCGCGCCTACGTCGATGAGCTCCAGCGTGAGGGCTTGAGCGAATCCGCCGTCGAGTCCCTCGCCGACCGCATCGAGCCGTTCCTGGCCGAGCAGGCCGTAGATGCGGCCAACCTGGTGATCCTTCGGTCCGGCACCGGGTCCGGGACCATCGGGCGTGGCGCGATCCGCAACTACATCCGGCAGATGGCGGAGGGCAAGGCGGGTGCCGCCGTTGACGCTGCGATGCGCCTTCTCGGCGCTGCAGCCTCCGACGACGCAGCGCAGGACAGGGCCCGAGAGACCATCGAGGACATCCTCTCCGAGGACCGCCTCGGGCTGTGGGCGGACGCGTCGACGAAGGATGCCACGGGCTTCGGGTCCCAGGAGGGGGCCCGGCGCTCCGGCGCCATCCGGAAGATGTGGGTCCACAACGGTTCGAGCCACCCACGAGCGGATCACGCTGCGATGGACGGCGAGACGGTCGACATGGACGACACATTCTCCAACGGCATGCGCTGGCCCCACGACTGGGGCGGTGGGGACGCCGACGACATCGTGGGCTGCAACTGCGATATCGCATACGTGTGGTGACCCGTAGGCTTAGACCATGAAGCGAACCGTTCAGAAGCACGCCCGCGCTTGTATCACCGTGGGTACAAGCAAGGCCGCGGCCAGCCGACGTCGGGAGGACGAGAAGCCCGAGGACGATAAGCCCGAGGACGAGAAGCCCGAGGACGATAAGCCCGAGGACGAGAAGCCCGAGGACGAGAAGCCCGAGGACGAGAAGCCCGAGGACGAGAAGCCGAAGCGCAAGTCAGAGCCCGGCATCTTCACCGCCCTCGTCGCCGTCTTCGGCAACGTGGACGCCGACGGCGAGGTGACCGACAAGGGCGCCTTCACCGAGGCGCTTGCCGCGCGTCCCACGGTCCCGATCATGTGGAGCCACGGATACGGCACCTCCGACATCGTGGGCTACTCGACGAGGGCTGAGGAGACCGACGAGGGGCTTCTGCTGGAGTGGAAGGCGCTCGACACCGAGATTGGCCGCTCTGTAGCGGAGCTGCTTGAGGTGGGCGCCATCACGGACTTCTCGTACTCAGCGGTCGTTGAGGACTACACCGTGGAGAAGGGCGAGGAGGGCGAAATCCGCCACCTCACTAAACTGGACCTGTGGGAGGCCGGGCCGTGCCTGCGCGGCGCGAACCCCCTCGCCAAACTGAAGTCCCAGGACACCCCTAGGACTGATGATGCCGCGCAGCGGACCGCCCGTGCCCGGCTGGCCCTCTTGGGCCTCTGACCACCGAAAGGAATGCACCGTATGAGCACTCGTGATGAGCTGCTTCAGGAGGCAGGCGAGCTGCGCGCTAAGAGCGAGCTGACTGAGGCCGACCTCGCCCGAGTTGACGAGATCGTCGACTCCGTCGCCAAGATGGACGCCCAGGCGGCCGCCCGCAAGGCCGCTTCCGACAAGCTGGCCGCCATTGCCGAGCGTGCCCCCCGGGCTGCCCGAGCTGTGGACTCCGTTGTTGACGCCTCCGGCCTCACCATCGGCAAGCGCTTCATCACCTCCCCTGAGTGGCAGGCGTTTAAGAAGTCGCACCCCATGGGCTTCTCCAGCGCTACCGACTCCGTCGACCTGCTGGTGCGGGGTCTCGTCCCGGACATGGTCGGCAAGGCTGCAGCCCTCGACCGCGGCACGGCCACCACCGGAGGCAGCGCTTTCCACCTCGGCTCCCCGATCGACGACGAGGTCCGTGCCCAGTACGGCCCGCTGCTGGCCGCGATCACCACCTCCACCACGAGCGCCGCGGTCATCCCGTACCGCGCTCTGACTGCCGTCACCCCCGGCCCGGCCATCGTGTCCGAGGCCAAGAACGACACCGGCACCACCCCCGCGGACGGTGTGTTCCCGATGGCGACCGTCGCGACTCGGGCGGACACCGCCACCACGTCCACCGTCGGCGAGGCACTCCCCGTGACTGACGACGAGATGGCGGACGACTCCCTCATGGAGACCCTGGTGGGTGAGGTCGTCCTCGCCATGACCATGCAGAAGGTCGAGACCGAGGTTGTGTCTGGCACTGGCACCGCTGACCGCCCCCGCGGCGTCATCGGCGCGCCCGGCGTCCGCACCCAGGCCAAGGTCACCGCAGGCACCAAGGTCGACATCCCGGCCACGATCCGCAAGGCTCTCACCTCACTGGGCAACTCCGCCCAGAACGCGACCATCGTCGTGAACCCCGAGGACCTCGAGGCCCTGGACCTGCTCACCGACAAGAACGACCGCTACCTCGGCGCCGGCCCGTTCGGCTCCGGCAACGACTCGGTGTGGCGCCGCCCGATCGTGGCCTCCACCGCGGTCACCAAGGGCACCGCCCTCGTCGGCGACCTGAAGGCGTACGAGCTGTACTGGCGTGAGCAGTACGTCGCTCAGGTCTTCAACCAGCACAGCGACTACCCGCTGCGCGGCCTCGCTCTGTTGCGCGGTAAGGCCCGGTTCCTCGGCGTCTTCCGCCGCCGCAAGGACGTCTGCGTCGCGACCATCGCCTGACGCAGTGCTACGCCGAGGCCCCCGGTTGACTCAGAGAGAGAGTCCCGGGGGCCTCGTGCTTTGCGCCACACTTGACAACAGAACATCCGGCGCCCTAATGTGGTGGCACACCAACTACCGAGAAGGGGCCAAGGCCATGAACCGAATCCAGTCAGTCGCCACGTGGGTCGCGATCGTGTCCCTCATCCTGTCCGCCGTTCTCGCGGGCCTGTACCTCTACCGAGTGGGGCAGACCCCGTCCGACAGTGAGCTGCTGATCCGGCAGGACGGGTACTCAGTCACCGACACCCCCGCCCACCCCGGGGACCTCGGCCCTAAGGAGGCCATCATCGGTCCGGCCGCAGAAGCCCCGTCATTCGCCTAAGGAGGCGCACCATGCAGACCACCAGATACAACATATTCAGTGACGGCTCGATCGCCATCGTGACCACCAGAGTCGCCCGCCAAGGAATCGAGGTCATCGGAGAGGCGCCGTACCCCCTGATGCCGGGCCAAGACCACAGAGACGTCATCCCCTACGCAGGGCTGCGCAGGCGTACAGAGGACGTGTGCGACCGCCTCGTCGAAGCCCGTGAGGCACTCATGCGCTGTGGCTACGTATCTGCGTGCCCGATCGCCAACACACTGAACGTCTGCATCCCCCGAACCGGCGGCGAAGACTTTCACTGCGCGACCATCTACGGCGACTACAACGGCCTCAGCATCTCTGGGCCCCTGGCCGGGTCGTTGGCCCGAATCCTCGACGCTGAGGGGGTGAGGGTGCTCGTAGACTGAGCATATGGCCGCATACCTCTGCTCTATCGCCGCGCTCGCGCGATCGCTTGGCAAGTCGGAACAAGATCCGAACCTGATCTACGCCGTCGATCGCGCGAGCTCCCGTTTTCGTTCCGCCGTTGGCCACAACGTCACCAAGGAAACCAAGACCCTGATCCTGGATCCGCCCGCGGGGGAGACGCTGCTTCTGCCGGTCAAGGGCATCGCCTCCCTTACCGTCAAGCTGGGCGGGATCCAGCTGGAGCACCTCATCTACTCCCCGCGCACAGGCGCCCTTCGCCGGCACGGGGGCTGGGGCACCGAACTAGGAACCATCGAGGTTACGTACACCGCGGGTAGCGACGAAGTCCCCGAGGACGTGGCGGACGCGGTGGCGGAGCAGGCAGCCAGCATCTATGCCACCCTCGCAACGCCGGGCGTACAGCAGATCAGCCAGGGGGTCCGGTCTATCACCTTCGGCACAGCGTCCACGGTGGGCACCACACAGCGGTGGACCGAAGCGGTTGAGCGCCATCGTCTCGACGGGCAGGGCGTCCTATGAGCGTGTGGTCGACGCTGTTTGGCGCGGAGACCCTCACAGTCACCGAGCCGGTAGAGACCGAGGACGCCCACGGCGCCCCAAGGAGGACGTACCCCGCGGCCGCATCTCGCCGAATCGACGGAGTCGATGTCCAGGCGGGCCCTACGGGCGAGGACAACTCCCATCGGGAGGGGGAGTCTTGGGATCAGGTCGCCTATGTGGACTCTGCTGCTGTAGCCTCACTGACGAAGCACGCACGCATCGAGTGGCGCGGGCAGGCATACCGGCTCGTCGGGCCGGTCCGAATCATGACCGGAGCGGGGCTTACGCCCGACGCTGCGGTGCTCAACCTACGACGCTGGGAGGGCTGATGGGGTCAGTCAAGATCGAGTTCCACTACGACGGGTTCAACGAGCTGCGAAAGTCGTTCCAGTCCGAGATAGACGCGCTGGGCGAGGGGTTCGCAGCGAGCGCGTGCGCGATGGCGGAGCAGACTGAGGGGGACTCGGTGCGAGGCGGGCAGCCCGATGCCTCGGAAGAGCCCTTTGAGTACGAGTCGAAGCCCAACGCCACCCGCGCCCGCGGCGTCGTCAAGACCGCCACCTTCAAGGGGCGGCGGGCCCAGGCCAGAGACGACGTTCTCACGCGAGCGGTACTTGGGGGCTGACTATGCCGCAGCTGATGCTCCCTAAGGACGCGCTGCCGCCCCTCATCGCCGCGCTCCGCACAGAGTGTCCCAAAACCGTGGGCGCCCCGGTCTCGGTCTCGACCATTCTGCCCAAGGATCCAGGGGCTGGGAACACGATCCACGTGTACGTGGCCGGGGGCTACCCCAAGAGCATGGTGTCCTCGGTGTCCGTGGTGCTGATGCACTGCTACGCGGCTGACGGGCCTGCAGCGCAGCGCCTCGCGGCGACCGCTGCCGCTGTCGTCGCGCTCGACCGTCAGGAGTGGCACTCGGGCCGCGTGCAGAGCGGGCCCTACGACAACCCGCACCCGGACTACCCGCACCTGCATCGGTACTCGGTGCAGTGTGAGGTCACCACGGAGTCCGAGCGCGTCGACGTAGACTAGGACCAAGCCCGCCCGAGGTGCGGGGACCCCGCACAACAAGGAGGACTGAATGCCCGTCAACGGCAAGAGCGACGCCTCAAACGTCATCGCCCCGAAGCCAATGTCCGTTATCGGCGGTGTGTTTGTGTGCACCACCGAGGACGCCAAGAAGATCACCGCCCACGTCGACCTCGCCAACGCTCCAACCGGCGTAACGCTCGAGGCGATCGGCTACCTCACGGACGCAGGCCCGAAGCGGTCGATCTCCAACTCCACATCGAAGGTGAAGGCCTGGGGCGGCGACGTCATCCTGTCCACTCGCGAAGGCGCCGAGGCCTCGGTGGAGATCCCCGTCGCTGAGTACCTGAACGTGACCGGCCACAAGCTCGTCTACGGCGACGCCAACGTCGAGAAGAACGGCAAGAACATCACAATCAAGGGCAAGCTCAACGAGATCCCTCCGCACCGCGGCATTGTGGTTGTCGTCAACACTGACGTGGCCCGTGGCACCATTGTCTACGATGATGCACAGGCCGTCATCGATGGCGACGTCGAGATGAACGGCAAGGACATCATGTCCAACACCCTGAAGCTTGACCTGTTCCCGGTAGACGGCTGTTTCTACCGCGAGTTCTGGGTGAAGAACTGACATACCGCAACCCAACCGAGAGGATAACCCAATGAGTAAGCCCGCAGCAGGCGCCTTCCTTGTGCCCGGAGCTAAGGCAGACAAGGCTGAGAACCGCTTTGTCTTCCGCATCCCCGGCGAGAAGGAGGATCGATCCCTGCCCCTCCTGAAGCACATCAAGGCGTCCTACCGCCGACGTCTCACCGAGGTCTCTCGTCGCCTGAAGGACGAGAACGCCTCCGAGGACGCTCAGGCGCTCGCGCGCCTCGAGGCTGAGTCCATCCAGTTCGAGACTATCGAGGACTACTGCCCCGGCCTGACCGACGCGGTGTCCAGCGACCAGCTGGAGGCGATCATCGCCGCTTGGGGTGAGGCGTCGGGCACCTCAGTGGGGGAATCCTCGGCCTCCTGACGGAGGCCTACCGCTATGAGAGTGCGGTGAGGTCCGATTTGCTCAGGACGGGGCGGTCGCTCGACGACGTGTGGAGCGGCCGCCTCTCCTGGCAGGATCTAAAGGCGTACCTCACCTGTCCACAACCGGGGTCCTGCCTGGCTATAGCTCGGGGCGCCTGGTCGCCCAACGAACACATGCAGTCGCTCGTTGTGCACCTCCTGCGCATCCTGTCGTGGCAGACCGCCGGAGACAAGCGTGTGGACCCCCCGGAGTACATGCCCGTTACAAGCCTGATCCGCCCGCCCGAGTCCGAGGCTGACAACGCCTCGCCGTACGGCGAGGGCACTACGATTGAAGAGATGCGACGCATCCTGAACCTTCCGGAGGACCTTGATGGCTGACGGGCCCAAGCTCGCGACCGCGTACTACGAACTGATCGCCGCATCCCCCGGCGCCGAGAAGCAGATCACTGACATACTCCTTCCGGCAGCCGCAGGGGCGGGTAAATCTGCGGGGGTGTCAGCCGGCGAAGCCATTGGCGAGGGCGGTGCCGAGGGCGGGTCCAAGTTCGGCAGCCTCTTCGGCGAGAAGTTGCAGGGCGCCATCAACCCCACGTTGATCGCTGCGGCCCTCGGAACCGCAGCGATCGGGGTCGGCAAGGCGCTGTACGACATCGGGGCCGAGTTCGATGACATGTCGGACACCATCCGCGCCGGGACCGGAGCCACGGGCGAGGCCCTGGAGAGCCTGGAGAAGAGCGCACAGAAGGTCGCCACGACTGTGCCCACCACGTTCGAGGACGCGGGCCAGACAGTCGCAGACCTCAACACCCGCCTCGGCCTCACCGGGGATGAGCTCGAGACCGTGGCGGAGCAGGTCATCGCCGCCGGAGACCTCTTTGGGGAGAAGCTTGACATCAACAAGCTCTCCTCCGCGATGTCCGCCTTCGCCATCCCGGCCAGCGAGACTTCCGAAGTCATGGACGAGCTATTCCGCGTCAGCCAGGCCACCGGGGTGTCAATCAACACCCTCGCTGAGTCCTCGGCCAAGGCGGCCCCAACGCTGGGCAACATGGGCTTCGACATCGAGGACGTCGCGTCCATGGTCGGCCTTCTCGACAAGGCAGGTCTCAACTCCACGGCCACCATCTCCGCCATGGGCAAGGGGATGGTCTCCCTTGCCAAGGACGGGGAGGCCCCAAAGGACGCCTTCACCCGAGTCATCGGGGAGATCGACAACCTCGTCAAGTCCGGAGACCAAGCCGCAGCGCTCACCCAGGCGGGCAAGATCTTCGGCACCAAGGGGGCCCCGCAGTTCCTCGAGGCGTTGCAGGCGGGGGCGTTCGACCTCAGCACCCTGCGCGACTCCATCGGGGCCACAGGAGACACCATCTTGGGGGTTCAGGCGGAGACGGCCGACGGGCCCGAGAAGTTCCAGATCGCTGTGAACAAGGTGAAGGTTGCGCTGCAACCGCTCGCCACCACTGTGTTTGACGGGGTTGCGACGGCGCTCGACTGGCTGACACCCAAGCTGGAAACCTTCATGGCCTGGGTCAGCGAGAACCCGCAGCTCGTCCAGGGACTGGCGGTGGCTCTAGGCATCCTGTCTGCCGCCATCTTTGTGGCCGCGGCAGCCCAGTGGGCAATGAATAGCGCCTTGCTGGCATCGCCTATTACCTGGATCATCGTCGGAATCGGGGCCATAGTCGCCGCCATCGCGCTACTGGTGCTTAACTGGGACTCGGTGTGGCCGGTCCTCGTGGGCGCGTGGGATGCCATTGTCGCAGCGTGGCAGGTGGCTTGGGACTGGATCTCCGGCTTCTTCTCAGGAATCTGGGACGGTGTCACCACGTTTATCATGGGGATCCCAGATGCGATCATGAATTTCCTGTCGGGCATTTGGGACTCGATCACCACGTTTTTCCAGCAGATGTGGGACGGGCTTGTCGAGTTCATCACGAACATCCCGAGCATGATCATGTCTGGCCTCGGGACCATCTGGGACGGCCTGGGGGCCCTGTGGTCCATGGCCTGGGAGGGCATCAAACAGATACTCATCATGTCCCTGTCGGGGCTCCTGTTTGTCATCATCGGCATCCCGCAGCTCGCCCTCACGTTCCTCAAGGAGCTGTGGAACGACCTGCCAGCTATCTGGAACGCGGTGTGGACTGGGATCACGTCCTTCATCTCGAATACCTGGAACGGGCTGGTCAACACGGTGAAGTCCGTGGGATCCTCGGTCGTTAACTTCGCAGTGAACCTGTGGAACAACCTCCCCGCCATCTGGAACTCCATCTGGAATGGCATCACGTCCTTCTTCTCGGGCATCTGGAACGGCCTTCTCAACACCGCGTCCAACATCGGGAACAACATAATCAACTTCCTGGTAAACCTGTGGAACTCGATCCCTGGGCTGTGGTCCTCAGCGTGGAACAACATCAAGAGCCTCGTCACGTCCGCGGTAACGGCCATGTACAACGAGGCCAAGAATGAGGCCAACAACATGCTGAACTGGTTCAAGGAGCTCCCGGGCAAGATCAAGGACTTCTTCTCCAACGCGGGGAGCTGGCTCCTCGATGCGGGTAAGAACATCATCAACGGCTTCCTGAACGGCCTCAAGCAGGCGTTCACCAACGTCCAGGACTGGGTCGGCGGGATCGGTGACTGGATCAAGGACCACAAGGGGCCGAGGGCTTACGACCTCCGACTCCTCGTGCCCGCCGGCGGCTGGATCATGGACGGCCTCCAGACAGGTCTGCGGGGCGCTATGCCCGAGCTCGAGCGGACGATGCGGGACATCACCAACGGCATCAAGGTCGGCTTCGAGGACCCGGCGGCCCGGACGGCCTGGAAGGTGAGCCGCGGGTTCAGTCCCGACGTCGAGCAGGGTGCAGCGGCGCCTAGCGGCGTGCAGCCCACGATCAACATCACGAACCACTACCCGCAGAAGCAGGAGGACTGGAAGACACGGAGCGACGTCGCGCAGGGCATCGCACTGGCGCTCTCCTAAGTAGACTGGGTCCATGGCCCACGACTCATACGCAATCGACGGCATCCCGCTGGATGAACCAGCAGGACGCTGGCGACTAACATCCAAGACCGAGCTTCCGCAGTGGGGCTCAATGGTCTCCCCCAGTGCCAAAATTCCTCACCGCAACGGCGTTCTCCCGATCGCGCCGATTGCCGCCGGGGTGTCCACGGTGAAGCTAGAGATCCTCATTCCGGCGGCTCACCAGACCATCGGGTTGCGCACCCTCCGGGCGATCACGGGCGCCAGGTCCCTCCACCTCATGGCGTGGACACGTGCTTCCGGGGACGAGACCCTGGAGGCCGACGTGCGAGTGTCCTCGTCGGTCTCGGTGAAGGAGCACGGTGTGGACGGGGACCTGCTGGTCTCCTTCACGGTCGAGGCCGTCGATGGCGAGTGGCGCAAGAAGGTCCCAGAAAAGGTCGACGTGGGGACCAACAAGCGGAAGTCCTTCCCGATCATCACGGGGAAGGACGCTCTGGTGCCCGCCATCGCGGTGAAGGCGGACACGGACGGGGGCACCGTAACGGTGCGCGACACTATCGGCCCGTCCGCCATGTCTGTCGGGCGGGTGCCCAGCACCTCCTGGCTCCTGGTCGACACGGAGAACTGGGATGTCCGCAACATTCCCACGGGCAAGGAGCAGACCGCTGGGGAGGACGACGTCAGCCGCATGCCCCGGGCCGAGCGGTCCACCCCGACGTTGTCGATAACGCCCGGCGGGTTCCGGCTGGCTCAGCGCTCCGACGGCGACGGCGTGGTTGAGGTAGTCGGGGGATCAGCACTCCTGTGGTGGAAGGGGGCGTACTGATGGCGCGCTCAGGACAGCCGAGGATGATGCTCCGCGCGGTCGCGTACGGCGCGTACGGCGGCGACCGCATCGGGGTGCTCCACAAGGCCACGAAGATCACGCTGACTACCTCCGTGTCCGGGGTGCCGACGCTGAAGCTCACGCATGCTGAGACGCCGACCCCGGCGCTTGAGGAGGAGAACGAGATCGCCGTTGAGGTGTCCCACGACGGCGGGCGCACCTGGACCGAGCCCCCTGGCGGGCGCTTCCTCATTCGCAAGACGACGTGGAACCTCCTGTCCGACGGGACCAAGGCACGCACCGTCGACTGCGTGCACATCAGCGCACGCCTCAAGCAGGCCCTTGTGTGGGAGGAGAACTTCCGGCTGCGCAAGGATCCCAACAAGCCCGCACAGGGGAGCTCCACCACCGACGTGCCTGCGGACCTGTTCATCCAGACCTGGATCAAGGCCCGGGCCCGCGGGTGGGGGAGCGGGCTCTCCTTCCGGGGCGCGCCCACAGCGGACGCCAATGGCGCGGCCTGGAAGAAGTTCCCCAGCGTCATGGGCATGGAGGTGAAGTGGACCGCCACTCTCTGGTCTATGCTCGAGGGCTTCCAGAAGATCGGGGCCATCCTCCCACGATGGGAGGGCCGGGAGCTCGTGCTGGCGCCCCCACCGAGTCAGCCGTTCGAGTCCCTCCACCCCAAGCGCTGGCCCGCTGGACGCTCCAGCGGCGGAACCAACTCCCTGTCCTGGGCAGACATCGCCACCGCGGTGCACGTCCTCGGCAAGGGCGGCGCCAGGTACAAGGTGAAGGTCCCCACGGACCCGAATTTCGACCCGCGCGAGGGGCGGGAGATCTCCCTCGAGGCTAACTGGGTCGACTCGCAGGGCACGGCAGAGCTTGCTGCACAGGAGGCCCTGCTGGACCGGTCCAAGCCCAAGGAGGAGATTGTCCGCGACTGGGAGGCGTCCCAGCCCGGGGCCCTCCTGCCATGGCTCGACTACAACGTCGGGGACTGGTTCTGGGTGGAGCACGCCGCCGGCAAGGACCAGTGGCTAAGGGCCGTGCAGGTGCAGGTCGACTACTCAGGCGGCGTGTGCTCGGGGTCGACTATCTTCGGAACCCGCATCGCGGACGCGCAGACTCGCCTGGCCCAGTCTGTGGCAGCCACCAAGCAGTCCACAGGCACCGCGGCCACCTCGACGGCGGAGCCTGTGCGGTCCCGCTCGTCTCAGAACAAGGTGCCGCAGAAGCCCGCCACAATCAAGGCCAGCACCCTTGAGGTCAAGGGCACCGTCACGGACACGGGCACTGGCCTGACGACGCTCGTTGAGCTTAACTGGCCGGTGCCGAAGCTTGACGCGAGCGGCGCCGAGCTCAAGGACAAGATTGTCGAGTACACGGTGCGCGTGGCCCGTGTCCGCAACTATGACGTCAACGGCGTCAAGGAGTGGACCGAGCAGACCCAGCTTCTCGCCACTACTAACCGCATCTCCTGGGGGGAGGCCGAGATCGGGCAGCGGTACCTGTTCTGGGTCCAGGCCAGGACGGATCAGCGCATCCCCAGTGACTGGGACGACAATGGACAGATGCTGCTGCTTGAGTGGGAGCAGCCGCCCACGCCCACTGCGGCGCGCCCGTACCTGACATCCAAGATGGGTGTCGCCACGATCGACTTCGTTCCTCGGGATAACCGCGCGAACCCTATCCCGTGGTGGGTCGACAGGTGGCAGTACTCCATGGTCCTCTCGACCGCCACGGAGCCCGAAGGCGGGTGGACTCCGGACGGGACCTTCAGCAAGGGCGTCCTCAACATCCAGGTGCCCAAGACGGAGGGGCTGAGATACACCCTCAGGGTCAGGCTCCTAGCCCAGAACGGGGCTGCGGGCCCGTGGTCGCAGGGGCGGACCGCCACCATCGCGACGGCGATCGACACCGAGGAGCTGGTGAAGAGGCTGCAGGGGTCCAAGGAGCTCATCGATGGCGCTAAGGCCGCCGTCGATGCGGACCTCCGGGCGATGCGCGAGGCACAGGAGCGGCTCGCGGGGGCCATGTGGGGCGGTCAGTACCCGCCTGACGAGGGCTCACCTGGGGAGTCACTGTGGCTTGCGCCCACTGGGGACGTCTACCGGATGAAGTCCCACTACTGACCGATACGCTTGTAGCACCTACTAACAGGAGGAACTATGACCAACGCTGCGGTGACCGACGTCCAGTGGTCCCCCAACTACTCCAGCGGCCGCCCCTACGGCGACGTGGACTCCATCACCATCCACCACTGGGGTGACGACGGGCAGTCGCACCAGAACGTGGTGAACTACCTCTGCCGGGACGACGGCAACTCCAGCGCCCACTACGTCGCCTCGGCCGGCCGAGTGACTCAGCTGGTCCACGACTACGACCGCGCCTGGCACGCTGGCCCCGGAGGCAACCCGCGCTCCATCGGTATTGAGTGCCGCCCTGAGATGTCGGCCGGCGACGTGCAGACCGTGATCGGCCTCATCAAGGCCATCCGCGCCGAGCACGGCAACATCCCGGTCGTGGGTCACCGCGACTGGATGAGCACCGACTGCCCCGGCCGCTGGTACTCGCACCTGGCCGAGCTGGCCAATGGCGCCGGCTTCAGCGCCTCGGTGTCCCCCGCGCCGCCGAAGGAGGTCAAGCCCTACACCGGCAAGAAGAACAAGAGCGACGGCCAGAGCGAGCTCACGCCCAACGGCGTCTTCGGCCCCGCCACGATTGCCCGCCTCCAGCAGGTCATGGGGACCACCATTGATGGTGTTCTGGACGAGGACGGCAGTCCCGCCGTCGAGAAGCTCCAGGTGTTCCTGAACTCCGCTGTACCGGGTGACTCGCAGATCGCGCTTAACGGCGCCCCGCGCCTGGACGAGGACGGCATCCTGGGCCCCGCATCCTGGCGCACGCTCCAGTTCCTCATCATCGCCTGGCACAAGGAGTACCTGCCCGCGGGCTGGGGCTTCACTGACTGGGTCGACGGCGAGCCCGGCACCGCCACGATTGGGGCGCTCCAGCGCGCTCTGAACAACTCCCGCGCCGGGTCCGGCCGCCTCTGGTGACCTGGTAGCCTGTCTGTATGGATGATACAGACAACATCTTCGAGACGCCGTCCACCTGAGCAGTGGGCGGCGTCCTCGCACCCCCGTCAGCAAGCACATCCTAGGTAACATGGGCATATGACATCTAGATCAATCACCTTCGCAGCCCCGGCCCCCGGCTGGGTTCAGGTAAGCCCCATCCTGCCTCCCTATGGGGCCCCCAGGGTAGACAATATGCCGGACGCCACAAGTGCGCAGTTCGCAACGCCCGGTAGCGTCACACTCTCCTGGGACGACGAGGGTTGGGGTGCGTGGGGCGCAGAGGGGGCTGTCGTCGGCGGCACCGTCGAGCGCACTGACACGGCTACGTCGTCCGGCGTTACACAGTTGCTGTCAGCATCATCTTCTAGAGCCTCAGCGGCCCCTGGAGGTGGCCCGGCATTCTCCCCGGGGCAGTCGGGCGGCGGCATCGGATCGCTCGCTGTGCTCCCGCTCCGCTCTGGCCAGCCCGCCCCCACGGTCGGATTCTTCGGCGACTCCTGGAGCACCGAGAGCACCATGGGGCAGGGCTTCAACCTGCCGTCCGTCGTATCACGCGCGCTGGGCTGTGTCCCGGTGTTCAGCGCGGTCGACGGCTCCGGTTTCGGCTACTCTGCCTCGGGCCGCGACGGTTTCGAGGTGGACGCCCGCGTCAACGCCGTCTGCGCCGCGGCCCCGAATCTGATCGTGACCATCGGGTCCCTGAACGCGGACAAGGTGATCGACAACGGCGACGCTACCGGCTCGGCGATCACTGAAGCCGTGAAGTCCTTCATCTCCAAGGTCCGCGCCAAGCTCCCCAACGTGCCGATTGTGGTGCTCGGCCCGCAGCCGTCGTCGGTGGTGCGCCTCCAGTCCCGCTCCGCCCACGTCAACGTCATGGCGACGAAGGCCGGCGTGATCGCCAGCGGCGGCCTCGCGAGCGGCATCGCCTTCGTCGACTGGCTCGGTGTCGCTGACACGCAGGCGGCGCCGTGGCGCGATGGTCGGGTGTGCGCCACCGGCGACGTAGTCGTCTACAACGGCGTCGCCTACCGTGTGACTCGGGCCTGGGTCCCCGGTTCAGGCGAGACCCCACTCTCGGCGAACGCCCCCGTCGTCCAGGTGTCGGACGTCCTGTCCGGGACCGGACACGCGGGGGCTCCGAAGGGCGACGGCACCAGGGACACCCTCCTGCTGAGCGACGAGACGCACCCCACGAAGATGGGGGCCGCCGCCTTCGGTGCGGCTGCCGCGAAGCGTATCGGCGACGCGGTGGCGTCCCTGGCGTCGTGGGCCAAGGCTCAGGGGCCGGTCATCCCAGCCGCGCCCGCAGCTCCTCCGACTCCGCCTCCCGCCAAGGATGACAGCCTCCCGATCATGGCGTGGCTCCCCGGAGGGTGGGGCACCACTGACCGGTCCCTCTACTCGACGGCCGAGATCAGTGCTGTCGCAGCCCTTAAGCCGACGCAGGTGGCTTTGCCGATCCAGAACACCCTCGACTCGGCCGACGCCGCTGTCGCTATCCCTGCGACCGTTAACGACAACTCCGGCACGAGCCGTAAGTTCTCGGACAACTCGATTAAGGGGCTGCGTAATCTCGGCTTCGACGTGTCGGGCATGGTCGAGGCGATCGACGCGCTCGAAGCCGCTGGGATCGAGGTCCTGCCGAACGTCCGCAGCGGCCTCTCCGACGCGGGGGCCCAGTGGTATAGGTCCTCGGACGGGAAGATCTGCACCCTCCTCGGCAAGCGGGCTGGGAAGACGTACCAGTCGATCCACGGCCGTGGGCAGTCCAAGCTGCGCGGAATCCTGAAGGACCAGTACCCGACGTTCACGCGCGTCGTGGACGCTACAGACGCCACAGCGGACTGGATGCTCACCGACACGGTCACGGCCGCTCAGAAGGGCATCCTGTCGGCCGCTAAGGCCGGTGCCCCTGTGTGGAGGGCTGCGAAGACGACCTTCCCTGACGGCGTGTGGGTGCTCGTGACGTCTAAGGACGAGCAGGAGACGGCCAAGAGTGCGGCGCAGGGTGCTGGCGTGACCATCGTCGGCTGGGCCGTGCCCACGGCTGAGGCCCTGGCCGCGATCAGGGGGTGACCCCGGGGTCGCATAGACTGGTCCACGGCCCACAAGGCTGAAAGGAGAAAACCATGGCAGGAAAGCACTCATCCGGCAAGTTCACCTTCACTGCTGAGCAGCGCAAGGCCGCCTACGGCGTCATCGCCGCCGTCTTCACCCTGGCTGTCGCCTACGGCGTCATCACGGCGGAGAACGCGGACGCAGTCATTCGCGCCCTGGAGCAGCTGGCCCCGGTCGCCATTGCACTGTTCGCTCGCCACCACGTCGAGGTCGAGTGAGTCCTTGGTAGGATGGGCCTTGCCCCTTGGGGCATGGGTTGGGTAGCGAAGAGCCTCCACTGCTTAGCGGTGGAGGCTCTTCGCTACTATGGGGGTATGAACGACCAGCCCAAGATTGACGCCTCTGACATCATCAACCGCATCGCCGCCGAGCTGTCCGCGATGACCGCACGTGCGGTGCTGGCAGAGTCCCAGCTCGCTGCGCTCCAGGCCGCCCAGGCCGAGGACGGCGCTGAGTCCTAATGGGGAAGGAGCAGCGATCCCCTAAGGGGAGCGTGTGGGCCGAGGTCACGGATGACCCGGCCCTCTCCTCTGCTGCCAAGCTGGCGCTTGCCACGCTCCAGGCCGCGAGCGTGACGCCTGTCGGCACGAACCGGATCGTCGACACTGGAGCGCTGCAGGACCCCGCCGCACAGGCAATCGCGGCAGGAGTGGGGCGGTTCCTCAAGGTCGAGGCGCACCAGATCGTGGCCGGGACCGCAGACTTCGAGGAGGCCGTGGTCAAGAAGCTGTGGTCCCAGGTCGTAACCGCGCGCGAGGGCGTCTTCGACAAGCTCAAGGCCAACAGGCTCGACCTCGGCGCCATGAACGGGCAGCTCATTTCTGGCGCCACGATCCAGACCGCCGGAAATGGCAGGGGCCGGGTCGTGATGGACAGCAACGGGCTGCGACTGGTGGGCGCAGACGGGTCTACAGACAAGTTCAAGATCGACGCCGCCAGTGGGGACATCGAGATCAAGGGGTCGATCTACTCGAACGATGAGTGGTCGTACGCGACGTGGTCGGACGTGGTGGCCAATAATAACGATGGGACCCGCTACGGCATGGGGCTCATCTTCAACCGGACCAACCGCCCACTGAGACTCCCCGGGGGCATCTTCCTCAAGCAGAACGAGAAAGGCGAGCTTCAGACGGTGGTTGCTCCGCCGTCTGAGGGGTACTGGAACACTGGGCAGCTGACGCTCGGCAACCGCCACTTCGGGTGGGGCGGCGACTTCGCCGCATTCAAGGTCGCTACCGACGAGATCGACATGCAGGTCAACAGCCGCCGTCTTGAGATCCGGAACGGGCAGGGCGGTATCTCCCTGAAGAATGATCTCAACGAGACTCGGATCTTCACTGCCGGGCAGCGCGGCGAGGCGTACTTCCACGCTGGGTCGTCGAACAACTTCAACGGCGTCACGGCCGCGTGGAGTTTCTGGCACATCACCAGCATCGGGGGTGGCAAGTCACTGGGGTATGCGTATGGGGACAACGGCGGCGCGTACCTGTGGTCCCGCAGCGGCGGCAACTACGCCTGGATCCACGGCGACGGGTTCACCTCCACGGGGAAGACCAAGAAGTTCTCCATGCACGTGCCGAAGATGTCGGAAGCCCGCGGCGGCGCGCTGCTCCAGCACAAGTGCACCGAGTCGCCGTTCGACGGCATCGAGTACTGGAACGTGGTCACGCTCGATGCGGCCGGAGAGGCCATGTGGGAGCTGCCGGACTACGTCCCGGCCATCGCGTCTCGCAAGGCGCCGTGGTGCGTGTTCACCTCGCCCGACCGAGGCGCGGCTAACGCACGGCTGGAGAGGGGCGACGACCGGTTCCGCATCCACGTCTCTGGCGAGCCCGGCGCATCCGTGTCCGTCCTCGTGAAGGGCGCCCGCATCGTGGAGATCGAGGGCGCCGCTGGCGGAGTAAGCAAGTGGCAGGACTTTGGCGACGGCCTCGATGTGTGGTCCTCGGACCAGCCGTCGCCGCCCCCAGGGGAGCCCCCGTTTGAGCCCCATAGGTCCGGGGAGATTGTGTGGTGAGTTGATGGACGTCGTAGAAGTTACCCCGCACGTCGTCACGCTGCTGACGGCGATCGTGGCTGCCGCCGCTGCTATGGGTGGGGCGTCGCTCACGCGCAGGTCGCAACGAGAGGCGAGCAAGGTGCAGGTGCTGGACATTACGGTGCAGCACCTGGCCGACCGCGTCGAGGCCCTGGAGAAGACCGTCGCGGTGGCGGAGGCCCGTCGGGATGAGGCCGTCGAGGCTGAGCGGGAGGCTCACGCCGTGAAGTGGATTGCGATCGACTATGCCGGGCGCCTGCTCAGGTGGATCAGGCCCTTCACCGAGGAGACTCCGCCTGAGGCGCCGCATGAGATAGAGGAGTACCTATAAATGAAGAGCCCCCGCTGCACCGAGTCAGTGCAGCGGGGGCTCTTCATTCAGCTGGCTCAGCGGCTCCTCCTTGGGCGAAAGGTGCGCCAGGCGCTCAGGACGAGCGTCGAGACCAGGACGAGCGTCGAGACCAGGGTGCCGAGGGCGAAGACCCTGGTAACAGGGGTTGGTGCGGACGCCAGCATGAGGATCGCGGTGCAGAGTGCGAGGCCGAGCACCCAACCGGCTAGGCTGGATCCCAGGACGAAGCGGCCACTCTGGTCGATGATCTCGCGGTCGAGGTTGTTGTTGCTTTCCATGGCTCAACCATATGCAAGAGCACGGCGGACGCACAAGTTCTGTGGCCGCCGTGCTCTTGTGATGCTCGTCACCAGAGGCGCCAAGCCAGCGCGTCGCCGTCCTTCACCTCGAAGCTCAGGACGCTAGAAGCTGTTGAGTCGCCAGAGATGTTGGTCCACCAGTCCGACCCGCGATCGGCCGACGGGCAGGAGATCACCCACCGGCCGTCTCCGACCTGACTCACACCGAAGTTGTGCCAGTGGCCGTGGACCAGCACGTGGGCACGCTCTAAGCCGCTCCTGCGGCCGAACGCCTGGCCCCTGAACCAATCCCCCACCTTGCTCTGCCGACCCGCCAGATGGCCGTGCGTGAAGCCCACAGAGGTGTCTCCGACGTCCACGGTCACGGACTCCTCGTGGGGCAGCGGTCGCGCGAACTCGACGTGCTCAAACCCTGGTCGCCCCGCAACGACGTCCTCGACGTTCTCCGAGATCATCAGCCCGAAGTCGTCGAACGGAGCGTTGGCCTGCTTGCCCTTGCCCAGGCCGGTTCGGACCTGGCAGTGGTTGGACGGGACGGCGACGTAGACGAGCCGGTTGCAGAACGGTGCAAGCTCAGCCACCGCCTCAGCGAGGATTCGCTGAGCAACCCTGATCTGGGTGGTGAGGGCGATGTCGTTCGTCTGGGCCTGACTGTTGACGTTCCAGAACCCTTCGGTGACGTCACCGACGTCGGCCAGCACGAGGGTGGACAGACCACCCTCCTGGATCGTTGCCTTGAACGACTGCACGGCGCTGCGAACGCGAGCGACCGTCTCGGCTGTTCCGCCCCGGGAGCCGACCTTGCCGATCTGGAGATCAGCCAGGCAAAGCACAGCGTGCTTCTCGGAAGCGAGCAGGTCACGCCCCCACACCTCGGACTCGTGGCCGAACACGGGCAGCAGGTCGTCGTAGGACAGGCGCTTGGCCTCGGCCATCTCGACGGCGCCAGGCTTCCACGTGATCTTCTCGTAGGAGCCATCAGGTAGGCGGATCGTCTTCCCGCGCTGCACGATGGCGTCGACAGGGACATCATTGAAGAACGCGTCGTGCCCCTGATTGGGGGCACCACGGCGCTTCAGCTTGGCGCGGTGGCGGCGCACCGACGACTCGGAGGTGCTGAACTCGTCCGCGATCTCCTGGTTGGTCCGCTGCTGCTCGCGGGGCAGCAGGTCGTTGGCGATGATTGCCTCATCGAGCGGAGTCACCGGGCGACCTCGGCGATCTTCCTCAACTCCGCCGGGCGGTAGCCGCTCAGCGTACGGACCAGAGCGCCTGACTCGTCACGCACCTCGACGATGGGTGCCGAGGTCAAGCCGAGCGCCCGGGCGTTGCTTAGGGCTCGCTCGACCTCAGGGCCTCCATCGCTGAGCGGGCGGCCGACGTAAGCGGCGCCGAGCTTGTCGAGCATCCGCATGGTGAGTCTGCAGGGCTGGCAGTTTGGCTGGTGAAAAACGGTGATGTGCTGCATGTCTTCTGAGGTTAGTCGTTGATCTGGTCGATGATGGCTCGGTAGACCCCAAGCGCTCCCCGCGGGAGGAGGGGGCTGCCACGTCTGCTGCACAGTGACAAGACTTTCACTCCCGCACCCCTGCAATCTTGCAGATTCCGCGTACAAGCTTGGTGGTCGCATCTGACAGGCGGGTGTGGAACCGAGCCACCCCGATTTCGTGCCCGTGGTCGAAGACGATGATGGAGTTACGAGCGCGGTCATACTCAAGGGCCACCTCGCGGCTGATCGCTTCGGCCCCGCAGTCCCCGGCGGGGCCGCCCACCACTTCGATGATGCGGGACCGCAGACTACCGGGCAGCAGTCCCGCATCAGCCAGGGCGAGGACTTCGCCGATCGACCACTCCGAGCGCCGTGCGAGGCGCTCAGACATGTTGCCGACTTTGGCTCCGAGGGGGGCGGAGATGCTCTGCATGTCCCGCTGGTAGTACCGGCCTCGGCGGCCGGCAATATCCTCCAAGTGGTCGCAAATTTCTGTGGTAGCGAGACCATCCTGCTCGACGGAATACGAGCTAAGGCAGCGTTTCACTGGGCCATCACCTCAGCGAAATCGGCGTCGAACCACTCCGCCGCACGGTTAACAAACCCCCGCATCTCCGACTCCGTGGGCCGGATATTCCCGGTCTCCGTCCGGCTCCTGCCGTCGGCCATGTCCGCAGCGCGCAGTCTCCATGCGCCGGAGCGATCCACGTATGCCGACCGTGTCCGGAGTGAGCCGTGCTTCCGTGTATCGAGAAAGGCGCGAACACTAATAGGAGTGCGGCGAATATCTTTCACCCGAGGATATAGCTCCTCTGCCAGCATCTCGTACATCTCTTCTTCAAACGACATTCTCACCGGGATGCCGTTGATCACTTTGGTCCTCATTATGCGCCTCCTGCGCTGGTTGGGATTACGGGCTTGATCATATGCACATCATCTGCGTTTAGTCAAGCTCGTCATTGGCAGAGAGTTTTCGGTACCTATCCACCACGCCGCCGGCGGCGCGCAAGTGCAGGGCTGGAGCCCACGGCAGGTCGGCGCTCATGATGTCCCGGACCTTGCGGAACGCCTCGACACCGGCCGCAGACGGCTTCCCCGCCGGGTAGTCCCACCACCCCGATGGGCCCTTAATGAGCACCTCATCGTGGACGTGAGCGACGATCTCGAACCCCGCGCGATCCAGCCGCACCATCGCGGACGCAAGACAGTCACGAGCCACGGCCTGCACGAGGTTCTCCGTCAGACGGCCGCCAAACGTCTCGACGGCGACGCCCCGCCGAGCATCCCAGAACGCCACGGACGGGCGGCCCCAACGATCCTGGGTCGCTCGGACGCCGCGGTAGATCAGGGTCCGGCCGCTGGGCAGCAGCATCCTCCGATAGGCGCGCCCGAAGGAGTCCCGCCCGGCCACGATGCGCTCGCCGCCGGTGCGGAACTCTCGCCCGAGCTGGTCCCACAACGCCGTGATGTGTGGGTTGGATCGGCGCCACGCGTCCACCTGGGCCTGAAGCGCCTCATCGCTCGGCCCATCGCCTGCGAACACGCGGAGCCCGTTCGGGCCAGCGCCGTAGCCGCACCCGAGGAGCGCAGTCTTGCCCTCCTGACGAGTCATCTCATGACCGACAGCGTCGCTCATCCGGGAGGCTGTCTCGACGTATAGGTCCCGCTTGGCCGCGTAGGCGTCGAGCACCCACTGCTCGCCTGCGAGCCAGGCCAGCACGATCGCTTCGATCGAGGTGTAGTCGCACACAATCAGGGGGCCGGCGATTACCGAGCGCACGCATGCTGCGACCTCAGAGGGGCTGACGGGCTCGCCGAGCAGGCTCTTGTCGAGCACGTCGTCAACAGTCTCGCCCTCAGGCAGCTGCTCCCGCGGGAGGTTCTGCGGCTGGAAGCCGCTCCCGCTCCAGCGGCCGGTGTGGGCCCCTAGGTAGCGGAGAGTCCCGCGGGCACGGTCGCCTGCGCCCCGCCGCAGCTCGGCCGCTGCGAGCTTCTTCCCTGCAACGCGGGCGGAGGCCACTCGCAACTCGGCGACTCGCCGCAGCTCGGCCGGTAACGAATCGTCCGCGGCCAGGGGCTCGACGGTACCGCGGCGTAAATCGGGGAGGCTGACCCCCTTCGACGCGAACCACGTGCGGAGCTGGGCGGTGCTGTTCGGGTTCTCCAGACCGGTGATCCGCTTCAGCTCCTCTGCCTGCCGAACCACGTTGTCGCCCTCGCAGCGCTGGAGCGCATGGAGCAGCTCGACGTCGAGGGGCAGTCCGGCGTCCGTGATCTTCTCGGCGGTGAGCTCGACGGCGCGCTCCAGCGCCGAGGGGGGCTGGCCGATCGCCTGCCACTCGTGCTCCAGCGCCCTGTGCACCTGGCGGAGAACCTCGACGTCCTGGATGCCGTAGGCACGGAACTCGCCCCAGCGCCTGGGGTCGTCGCTCGGCATGCGGCGGCCGCCGCGGAACGTCTTGGTGGCTGGCTGCGGCTTGGCGAAGCGGTTGATGAGGAGCGTCCCGGCCGTGTCCTTGTCGTCGCACTTCAGCGCCTTGGCGAGGCTCTTCAGCGAGCCGGGGAGGCCGAGGAGGTAGGCCCAGTGCATGGTGTCGAGCCACTCAGCGGGGTCGAGGTACTCCCCGGTGGCGCGGCCGTGCGTGTACGCGCTGACCTGGATGCGGTCGAACGTGGCGTTGTGGGCGACCTTGGTTACCTGGGGGTCTCGGACGAGGGTTATGAACTCCTCCCACAGCGCCGGGTCGTGACCCTCGGTGGTTGGCCCCTCGGTGATCTTCACGGGCTCGTCATCGAGCGCCCACATCGCGAGGGTGATGCACGCCTCGCCGCTCTCGGCGTAGCGGTGGGCACCGGCCGAGATGTCGATGTCGGAGTAGGTCTCGGTGTCAAGGTATAGGGTTGGCATGGCTACAGAATATGACGGAGCCCCCGGTGTCCGCAAGTTCTGCGTCCCGGGGGCTCCGTCACTCACTCACTCACTCCCTAGTCTCTTCAGCTCCCTGTCGATGTACCACCTCGCTTTCTTCAGGTCCTCCGCTACTTTCATCGCGTCCTTGCGCCCTGCTCGGGCGATGTACTTGATCGCGTTCCCGCGGTTGAAGTTCAGGTTCTCCGTGATGTCGATTACCTCGGCGCCGTTGGACCACCCCTCGGCGTAGTGGCTGGGGCGGTTCACCGCGTCACGTGCTTCTTGGCCCAATGTCTTGCGCCCTCCGTCGTGTCGATCGTGGTGACTGGGTGGCCCATGGCCTCGAGGTGCCGGTGGACCATCTTCTGCGACTCCCTCGGCGTCTCGCCGGGGGCCTTAAGCTCGACCAAGCGAGTCTCCCCGTTCGGGAGGAGGATCAGCCGATCGGGGAGCCCCCGCATCGTAGGGGCCAGCTTGATCGCGAGGCCCCCGCGGGCGCTGACCGCTGCGACCAGCGCCCGTTCAACGGGAGTCTCGGGCCTCATACCAGGCCGGCCAGCGGGTCCTCGTCAGCGGCGGGCTGACTGATAGACGGCTGGGCGGGGCCGAACAGGCTCTCAGCCGAGGCGGTGCCTCCACCGAAGCGATCGCCGCCGCCGAGGATCTGGACCATCTGGAGTCCGAAGGAAACCCCCTTGGTCCCGTCCACCTCGTAGGCGAAGGCGCGGACTGCGACGCGGGCCTTCTGGCCGCCGTAGACCTCTTCGGCGATCCTCTCGTCGGAGAGCGGGAGGAGGTCGGTACCCACGATCGGGACGCGGCGAATCGAGGAGGCGTTGAAGACGACGTGGCCCGCCTGCTCTTCGTAGTCGCTGTTGTCCCCATCCTTCAGCGGGGTACGGAGGCTCTTCGGGATCTTGGTCCCCCACTTCTCCGTAGCGGCCTCGCGGGCCGCGGTCTTCAGGGCCTCGATGGTGGCCGTGTCGCTCTTGGGGACCATGACGGCGGTGGAGACCTTGGGCTTGCTGTTGCCGTTGCGGGCCTCCAGCTTGGCCAGGTGGGGCCAAGACAGGGTTGCGGTGCCGGTGGTGACGTTGACGCTCATGCGTGTTGTTCCTCTCAGGGTTGAATTGGGTTGGGTAGTCGGCTGGCTCTCGATCAGAAGATCCAGAGGTAGCGCTCGCCGCGCTGCTTGGCGCGGTAGTAGTGCCAGAGTCCGATAATCATCGGCCGCCCACCCCCTTTCTGCGTCTCCTCTCGAACTTGCCCGCCCAGCGCATCGCTGTCTGCGTGGTGACCCCAATATTGCGGGCGATCATGGGCCACGGGAGGCCCAGCTTGTGGAGCCGGTTGAGAGCTCGACGGCGCTCTGTGGTGAAGCGGGAGAGACTTGTCTCCTGCTTCTCGATCATAGTTCGGAGGTTGTCCACCTCCTTGCGGATGTCGTCGTCCATGGCTCAAATATATGTGGCGTCATCCGAATCGGTCAAGTTGGTGTCCCTGTGCTCCTCGTCACTCAAGCCGAGCGTGGTGAACACTGTCCGCTGAATGTCAGCCTTGCGGCCCAGCGCGTCCCAGATCGCTGATGCAATCGAGAGCTTTCCTCGGTCGTACACCGGCACGTTGAACTGGCAGGACACGCGCTCTGCCGTCTGGCCTGGCCGAGCGAGGCGGGCGTTGGCCTGTTCCCACAGCTCCAGCGACCACGGCAGGCAGGACCACACCAACGACTCACCACCGAACTGGAGGTTGAGGCCGTGACCGGCAGACGCCGGGTGGGCGATCAGCACATCGAGGTTGCCAGCGTTAAACGCTGCGCGATCCTCGGCACGCTTGGCCGAGCCGATGCTCATCTCCCTCAGCTGAGCCCGCAGGTACGGCTCCTCGTGCCTGAACCACGTCATCACCAGGACGCCGCGACCTGTGACATGGTGGCGAGCGCGCACACACGAGGCGGCGTAGTCAAGCGCCGGACGAGTGCGGTCCACCTGAACCAGCTCGGGCTCGGCATCGGGGTCGAGCGGTGGCCGGTACCAGATCGCTCCGGTGGTGAGCTGGTGCATCAAGTTCGCTACTGCCCCTGGCCCTGATGTGTAGACCTCGCGCCCGTCAGGCAGGGTCGTCACGCCATCAGCGAGGAGCTCCCGGCTCATGCGCACGGCCTCGCGCCCCATGATCGGGGTGAGCGCTTGGTACCCCACCTCGGGCAGCGCGAGCTCCTCGCCAGCCTCGGCGTACCGCATCACGTCGGACGCCTTGCGGATGAGCCGCTGCATCGCTCCGGGGCGGGGCTCGCGGCCGACTCGGGTGCCGGTCGGGAGCGCTCGCCCCTCGGTGAGGTACTCGTCCCGAGCGCGAGTGACCGTCTTGCCGAGGCGATCGCCGCCGTCGAGCATCCGCACCAGCGACCACACCCCGATCGGGTCGTGGCCGGGCGTGCCGGTCAGCAGCCACAGGCGGTCAGCCTGGGCCGCGAGCTCGCGCAGGGCACGGGAGCGCTGGGACTCGCCTCGGCTCGCTGAGGGGGTCATGTACTGGCTGGCCTCATCGACCACCACCGTGCGCCACACTGTGTCGCTCAGCACAGCGTCCCGGATCGAGGCGCTGGAGAGCACCACGACGTCGGCCAGCGTGTCGGCCAGGGCGGCGCGGCGCTTCGACGCCGGGGTGCGTGGGGCAGCCTCTACGACGAGCGGGATGCTGCGGCGCTCGGCCTCGTCAGACCACGTGGACTCACTGACCGTAGGTGGTGCCAGGACGAGGGCAGGGAAGGCGTCGGCGGGGAGGTCGGCGAGCGCCCGCAGCGTCGCCCACGTCTTGCCCGTGCCCATGCCCGCGATGAGGAGGCCCCTCGGGTGGCTGACGAGCCATGCCCGGGAGGCCTCCTGCTCCGGCGTGAGTGCCGCTGTCACAGTGGGAGCCCCCCTCGCACGAGGCAGGCGACCATGCCGAGGTTCAGCACTTCATCTCCGTCGGGCAGCCCGTCGGTGTGGTGGGAGAAGCCATCAAGGCACAACAGCAGCTCGTCGGCGCTGGCCGTCTCTCCGTCCGCGCAGCACTCGTAGGCGACGAGGGCTGGCTCGCCCCAGGCGCCGATGGAGTCTCCGAGGCTGCGGTCTATCTCTCGGCACAACACAAGCGCCGACTCGCAGACCGATGCAATGCGCTCTGCGCGCCCCGGCACAGATCCCTGGTCGAGGGCGAAGTGGAGCGAAGACGTCAGTGCTCGGGCCCGCTGCGCCGCTCGAACGTGGCCGTAGGGAATGCTGCTCAGCTCAGCGGCCGATGCCCGCTGAACCATCTCAAATGTTGGGCTGCTCATGTGCCCAAGCATAGAATCGGCTCCCCGCCGTGTCAAGCGGGGAGCCGATTCAGTTCCTAGCAGATTATCGGACGTTACGGTTGCGGACGATGAGCCCGAACATGATCATCGCGACGGCCAGAGTCAAGCCCCCTCCTACAGCAGACCCCGTCCGGGCGAGAGTAGGCGCCTCAACCGACGGGGTCGGCTCGGGCTTCTTGGGCTCAACCGATGGGGGCACCAGTTCGGTCCACCCACTGGAGGGTCAGGTCCGACACGGTGACCTGGGGGGCCCCGCCCTCCGCAGCGGCCGCGCCAACGGGGGCGAGGGAGAGGAGGAGGGTGATGAGGATGGACACGGCGGCGGTCAGCCACGTCGCTGTTCTTGTGGTTCTCATGTGGTCGAGCATACGAACGGCCCCAACACTGTGTCAAGCGCTGGGGCCATTCGGTTATGTGTGGTGAGTGTCACTCGTCCCTTGCCAGGGTCGGAGCCGAGGTGCTCAGCTTCAGCAGATCGCCCACGGCAGCGTCCAGGGCCTTGCGCCCGCCCACGACCTTCTCCAGCTTGCTCAGCGTGGCTGGCGAGCGTGTGAACGCCTCGTCCTCGCTCAGCATGCCGAAGTCCACGAGGGCCTGAGCCGCCTCCACGGTGACTGAGCGCCGGGTTCGGCCGGGCTTCAGGCGCCAGCCTGGCAGGCCCTCCTCAGTGCTCGCCTGCCGGAGCGCCTCACGGCGCACCGCCTTGCACCAGCCCTCGACTGCCTCGACGCTGTTCATCGCCTCGGCCAGCACCACCGGCGAGTAGTCCACGGGGTCGGCAGTCAGACCGGTCGAGGCGTCAAGGCCCACGGCCTCGGCGACGGACGCGGCTCGCTCGGGACACCACGGCGCCGCGGGGCAGAACATGCACCCTCCCTCGCTCGGGACGCGAGGCGCGCCCTCGGCCCGGGTGGCCTCGGCCGCCGCAGCCAGCTCCTCGCCCCAGGCGTGCAGCGCCTCGGCGGTCATCACTGCCGTCGAGGTGTGCCCGCCGTCCTTGTGCCGGGGCTGGACGATGGTCATCCGCACCTCGCGGATGTCCCGCTCCAGCTCGGCGTCCTGAAGGGCACCCAGGGCGTAGCACCGCAGCTGCGGGTTGTCCTCGGCCTCGACGCGCACGCCCCGGCCGAACTTCAGATCTAGGACGTGCAGCACGCCCTTGTCTGAGATGACCGCGGCGTCGGCGGTGCCGTAGACACCTTCGATGACGAAGACCCGCTGCTCAAGCAGGAGCTGGGCGTGCTTACGGCCACCGAGCTCCTCCCAGGCGTCGGACACCTCGTCGACGTAGGGCATGACGCCGGCCTTCAGCTCATTGGCGTCGTACTTCTCTCCGTACTCGGCCTTCCACTCCTTCAGGAGCGCGCCCTGGCCCTTAAGCTCAATGCGCTCCCTCAGGAGAATCTCCGCCAGGGCGTGGGCCGCCGTTCCCTCAGCGGCCGCCTCAGACGTGGTGCCCTCAACGGGGCAGGCTGCGATGGCTGCGACGGACCCGGGGCAGGTCATCCACCGCTTGGCCGCTGAGGGGCCGAGCGTCGCGTGTGCTGCGGGGCCGGTCATGGGCGCACCCCCTCGATGAGGCGGAGGAGATCGACCAGAACCAGCGCTGTCACGTCTCGCGAAAAAACCAGGCCCAGCGCATCATCCACCACCGCCACCGTCTCGGGGGTAACCGTGCTGATGGGGAGGGGGCCCTGCGCCCTGGCGGCCGACCAGGAGAGTCGCATGAGAGACCGAGCATCGGGCAGTCCCAGCTCGCGAGAGACGTGGAGAGCCAGAATCGTGGCAACGACCTGGAGCTTCCCCACGATGTCGATTCGGTTGGCGACGCTGATCGCTTTGGGGTAGTCCCTGGCGACCTCGTTGTACGCAAAGTGCGCCTCGGCTGTCGCGGGGAAGGGCACGTCCTCCGGCGGGAGCTCGAGCCCCACCCAGAGCTCGGGGTGGAGCGGCTGACTAGCGCGGCGCTCGCTGCAGACGGGGCCGGTCATGCGAGCACCTCCGGCACCAGGAGGAGGATGTCCTTGGCGAGCTCCTTAGCGGCGTCCTCGCTGCGGGACTCCAGGATCGCCACCGTAGCCTCGTGAACCCCTTTACCGTGCAGGGGGGACCGGGGGACCGAGGTGGTCGCCAGGTCCGCACGAGCCGCCGCTGCGGAGATGATGTCCCCGGCGGACCAAGGCCTGTCTCCCGGGCAGGCTCGGTCGGCGTAGCAGGCAACCAATACGGTGGCGGCGTGGATGCGAGACAGGTTGAGCATGCGGCTGCGAATATCGGGCGCGCCGTGGCCTGCGAAGTGCACGGCGGACACTACCGCCCGAGCGACCTCATCGACGTTCAAGTCCTCGGAGGGGACAACTGGCCCCCGCGCCCACTGGGCCGGGAGGAAGCCGTACAGGGGACCCCCCCGGTTGATTTTTCGTGACTGCTGGTTCACAGTGCCACCACCATCGCGGTAGCAGCGGCGACGTCCTCGTCCTTCAGCTCGGTCACTCGCGCGGCCCCGAACTCCTTAAGGACCTGGGTGACCTCGGCGCGCTTGCCAGCCTTAAGGGCGCTACGCATGGCGTCGAGCAGGGCCTCGCGGGACCCTAGCGCCCCATCGGAGGTCGGCTCCGTGGAGGGGGCGGGCTCGGTAGGGGGGACAGGAGCAGGCTCCTCGGCCTTGGGCTCCTCGGCCTTGGGCTCCTCAGCCTTGGGCTCCTCGGCCTTGGGCTCCTCGGCCGGCTTGGCCTTGCGGGAGGCGCGGCGCTTCGGCTTGGGGGCCTCCTCAGCCTCGGCAGGGGCCAGGGCGCCGGCGGAGACGAACGGGGCGAGTGCAGCGGTGATCGCGGCCAGCTCGGCGGCGTCCGTGGGAGTGACGTGCAGTGTGATCTTAGCCATGGGGTTTTCCTCTCCGGAACGGTGTTGGGTTGTGATGCCTCAGCATCTATTCGAGCGTATCGGCCGACTCGTCGTCTGTCAAGGCTGGGGACCACACCGCGATGCGGCCACCGCGGCGGCCTGGGCCCCACTTCTGCCCGAGCGGGCGACTGCCGACCTCGCGCAGCGCCCTCGTGACGGCCCGCACCGTCGTCCGCGCGGGAATCTCGTCGCGCAAGTCCACCAGCATCGCCGGAGCGGACACGGGCTGCGGGGTCCACGACGGGTCCTGCACCAGCATCGCCGTCTCGCGCTCCTGCTTCCCCATCCAGGCGAAGCCCTCGGGCCGCGGGGTGGAGACGTATCGAGCCACGGGGCCGAGCAGCGGGTTCTCCTCAGTGGCCTGGTTGGCCCGCTCAGTCTGCATCTTCTGCTCCTCCGCCTCGGACATCCAGGTCTTTTCTCCTGCGCGATAAAGATGGACCGCCTCCGCCCAAATCTGATCGCGACGGTATTCGGTGAGGAGCTCAGTAGGAATAGTGCGGGTGATCTTCACCGGCCAATACCGCCTGTTCCCCTCCTCATTAGCGAGAAAGTCCTCGTGGTTAGTCGTACCCCACACAACAAAACGGCGCGCCATTGTTCGTGAGGTGCGCCCGTACTTAGGCCGCCACGTGTCCGAGCGAGCCGTGAGGAATCGCTTCAGCGCGTCGCCGTACCGGCTTCCTCCGCGAGTAACCGCGAAGCCCTCGTCAGCTTCGACGATCCACGCCTTGTGGCACGGGTCGAACAGGTCTGCGTCCCCCGCGAGGACGTCTGGCAGCGCCGCGGACCAAGGGCCCGCGAGCCAGCGCACCCACGACGTCTTGCGCGTCCCCTGCGGGCCGACGAGTACCAGGGAAGAGTCCACCTGGTACCCCGGCTCGAACGCCCGGGCCACGGCCGCGACGCACGCGCGCATCACAGCCCGTGACGCCCACTCGCGCTCCGCCTTGTCCTCCCACGGGACGCCTGGGATCACCTCGTCCAGGGAGACGGAGCCACCGGAGAGACGCTTCACACCGTCCCACTTCAGCCCGCCGAGGTACCCGGTAAGCGGGTCCACCTCGCGGCCTGGCAGCGACGCTGCGAGGGACAGAATTTCCCGGACCGCCGTCATGGGCGGGACGTCCCCGCAGTACGTCGCACCGAGGTACTGCTGCACGGCGGCCTCGTCCTCGTCGGTGTCCGGGTACAGGCCGAGGCGGGCGCGCTCCTGCTCAAAGAGCTCCGACCGGCTGGCCCACGGCGGGCGGACACGCCATCCGGGGCGGCGTCCCATCGCAGAGATGGCCCGGGAGGACAGGAGTGGATCGAGCTCGACGAGGGACTTACGGTCCGCGGCGTCGCTGAGGTTGCGGCGACCCGTCTTGGCGTTGCGGGGGCTCAGGGCGGCCTCACACGCCTCAACGGAGGCCAGCCGTGCGGAGCCCTCGGCCGGTACCGGGGAGTCGCCGTCGGGGTTCTCCGGGGCCTCGGGGAAGGCGTCGATGGCCAGCTCAGCGACCACGGCAGGGAGCTGCGCGGCGTCGGCCCCGAGCAGGGCCCGGGACGCGCGCTCAGCTGGCGGCTGGCTGGGGTCGTCCGACGTGCCCTCGGACTGAAGGCCGTACTGCCACTCCGCCACGATGTCGAAGACGCTCATGGTCTGCCCGTGCGTCGGGGACGACCCCGCGTGGTCGAACCACAGGGTGCGCTCCTCGTTCAACGGGGTCAGCCCGGGCTGGCTCTGCGTCGAGTCGATGTGGACGAACCCGTGGCCGAGGGGCCGGTACGGGAGGTCGAACGCCTCAACGGCCTCCCCCAGCGTGTAGGCCCTGTTGAAGGCCCCGGCCACGCCCGGGAGGGCGAGGGGGTCACGGCGGCGCGCGGGGGCATCGGCCTTGGGCGCTTGGCCCGCGGTCTCCTGAGGCTGCGGCTCCTCGGCCACGATGGGCTCGACGTCGATGGGCTCGCCGTGGCTGCGCCAGGACTGGGGGCCCAAGAGCTCGGCCTCGGACCCGGGGGCGATGTGCGGGAGGAAGAACCGGTGCGCCCCGGCGGCTGCGCTGGGGTCCAGCTCAACGCCCAGGGCGGTACCGGCCCAGCGGAACAGGCGCTTGTACTCGTCAGGCGTCACGGGGCGGGAGATCAGGGCCACGACGCGCAGCCGCGGGGCGTCCTCCGTGTGAGAGGCGGTCGTGTACGTAATGGCATCCCAGCCCAGGGCGGCGATGCGGTGGGGGACATCGTGCGGTACCGCCGTGTCGAGGTCCAGCACGAGGGCCGTGTGGGACAGGACGTTGCTCGCGGTGGCCCGGTGGTTGCCGAGGGTCCCGACGAAGACGCCGGGCACGACGCGCGGGTCCTTCTCCATGATGGGGGCGCCCTGCACGAAGTCCTCGATGGTGTCGAGGGTCCACTCATCAGGGGCGTAGCGCCCGGACGCGAGGGGGCGGGCGACGTTGACGCGGAACGTGTTGCTGGTGGCCATGGTGCCTCCGGTAGTAGGGGTTGGTCGTGGTCGCACGGTATCGGGATTGCTCGGAGTGGGTCAAGCGAGCACCCCCCGTTTTTGGTAACGAAACCTTTATAACCACTTCGTGGATTAAAGTATCCTGGGAAACCGGTAACGGAACGATCAACGCGTGTAACGCCGTCTGGGGCTCGCCGTGTCCATCGGATCGGTTCAACCAAGCCAATTGCAGCGAACCGATCACCCCCGGCATCCGCAGAATCTCAACGAAAAACCCTATATACTACTATCTTCTACCTTCTTCTAGTAGTAAAAGTATAGAGAGAGAGAGTGTTATAAAAGGGTTATAATAGAGAATGTAGAGAAGTAATACGCGGGGAGAGCCGTTAATGAACACACCCCGGAGCGGGCCGGCTCGCGCCGCCCAGCGATCGTGGCCCCCGCACCCCGTGACCCGGCTCACGCTTGTGAGTCCCTCGCCGGGGTGTGTACGCTGGAGCCATGACGCCGACCATGCCGCCCACGAGATGCACCCACCCGGGGTGCTCTCGCCTGACCCCCTCGGGGTCGTCGCGGTGCCCCACCCACACGGACCGGGCCCCCTCGGCGCATACCCGGTGGCTCCAGGCCCACCCCTCCGACCGGGCCCCCTGGGCCTCCCTGCGTACCCGGACCCTCCAGGCGTACCCCTCCTGCCAGTGGGGTGGCTGCACGGCACCAAGCACCGAGGTGGACCACATCGTGGAGATAGCCGATGGGGGCGCCTTCCTCGATGAGGGAAATGTTCAGGCTCTTTGCCGTGAGCACCACGAGCGCAAGACAGCGATCGCAGCAGCGAACCGAAAGATCAAGATCAAGCGGCTGCGCAAGGCGAGAGGCAAAGCGGTTAAGCGCAGGCCGCGCGTTCCACGTGACGCGGCTTGGATAAGCTAAAAACAAAACAGCGATCGCCGACGCAGCGCAAAAAAGATAAAAATATTACTCAGTGATGAACCGAAAACGGGAAGAGATGCCGGGCGCCGAGGACCAACCCCGAAACCGGGAGGGGCGTTCCGCAAAAAGATTTTTCGCAGAAAATGCGG